AAGCTTAGCCGATTGAGCCTCTGCCGCTGCTTGGGCTTTAGCTGCCTCTGCGGCTACTCTTTCCGATTCGGCAAGCCTTCGGTTAGCTTCTGCCGCTCGATCGGCATAAATTGCCGCTACGCCGTGCTTCTTGGCCAGCGTGTCGATAGCTGCGTTGTACTGAGCCGCCGTAATCCCGTTTTGAGCAAACGCCCTGTCGAGGATAGCTACGTCCTTGGCCATCTTTTGAAACGGCGTTTCGCTGGCCTTGATCGTTCGAGTCAAAAACGAAAGTTCGTTTCGCAGGAACTCGCTTCCATCGGCTTTGAATCCGACTTTCAGATTCGCCACGTTGATCGTCTGGGCCATAGCTACTTGCCTCCGAATCCGAACATCGATTTAACTTGGTTCGCCATTGCCTTACACGATTCCGCCGACTGCTTGAGAATCGACGCTGCGCTAACCTTGGGCCTGTAGAATCGATCCGGCATAAAATCCGATGCGTCTGGCGGTTCTTCGTTGGCGCGTGCATAAAGTGGCAAATAGAGGGCTTCCAAGAGCTTCGCAGTCTGCATCCAGCGTTCCCCCATTGGTTCCACCATGTCCCACGCTAGCCACTGATTAAGAGCTCCAGCGGGCAGACTTTGCATCCACGCCGCCGGATCCTGGATTCCCCATTTCAGGCAGAGCCGGTACGCCACCTTTAGGCGTCGGCTCTTTCTGATTTTTTTGCAAGGGCCTCAATTTCGCCTTGGTCGTACTTGTTGATCTCTAGGCACTGATCGTACAGAGGCCCAACAACCGACCTGGGAAGGTCTCGCAGTACATTCGGGTCCATTACAACCCGCTGCCCCGATTCGTCTCGAAGGCAATAGGCAACCATAACCCGCCGATGTGCTGTCCAGTCATAGCCCTTTTTGGTTTGCAATTCGACCTCCATGTTAGCTGCATCCGCTTCGGATAGCTCATGGATAAAATACTGCTTGCCCTTGACCGTGACAGGCTCGACGGCCAAATCACGCTTTGCAAGGCTTAAAAAATCGTCTTGGCTACTCATCGTCCTCTTCGTCCTTTGCTTGTTCGACTGCCTTGATCGCCGCCTCGACGAAAGAACGCGAAACCTGTTCGGGAGGCTGCACCTTTGCAGGGTAGCCCTGGATCGCTTCGAGTTGCTTTTCGAGCGAAGCAATTTCCTCAGCCGTCAAAGCATCATGCGGAAATTCAAATATCGCTTGAATCTGTGTCGTTTCGCCAAGTGGCAAATAGCCGACTAGCTTACCGCCAACGCGAATTTGACATTGATTCAAATCCCGCTCGATCCCGGTAGCCAACGAAATACCCCGCTGGCGATTCAATTTAAAAACCATCTTCGATCAATCCTTACGCTGGGGTAAAAGTAACGTCGGTCGCGCCGTCGAACTGGAGCTTGTAGCTACCCTTCATAACTTCGCCTTTGCTAAGCTTTGGCGTCTTAACTTCCTTGACGAAAGCCGTTCCCTGTAGACTTCCAGCCCCTGGGAAAGTGATCGTCACAGAGGTTCCCGCGTAAGGCTCTGACGTTGGAATCATCGTAGCCGCAAAGGGAATCGCCGCTCCGAGCCAGTTGAACACAACATCGACTTCGGGATTCTTGCGAAGGTCCGAAGGTCGAAGGGCCTCAAACCCTGTTGTGTCAAGGCTTGAAATATCGAGCGAATCGACGCTAATCGTCATTTCGCCGATAGAAACCACCTGAGTAGTAATAAGACTAGTTCCCGAAATCGTCGCTCCGAGTCCGGTGTCTGCAACTGTCAATGCTGCCATGTTTAAGGCTCCTTGTAGTGGACAAGCATATCGAACGAAACTATGTACCTGTGCTCCTGGTTGCCATCCGTTGGCGGCTCCTGCATGTATTCATCGCCGGAATCAAAATCGATCCCGCAAAAGGTGTGCGAACTAACGACGCCCCGAAAGGCATCGATTCCAGTGTCTCTAATTGCTCGACTGATCGAACTTGCTGTGGTTCGCGTCAGTGCGTAGCATTCGATGGTGAATCGTGCGTGAGCGAGCTTACTGAGGCCCTGCAAGTGGCTATCGCGTTCAGTCGAAGTGACGTAGTAAACCACGGCTGGAGGCGTAGCGTTTTGAACCAAAGCATCGGGGTACATACGTTGCCCGATAAGCGTAGATACCGCCGAGTAGCTTAGTAGCTTGGTTCGCAATGCTTCGCCGATCGCCGACATTTACAGTTCCCCGCTTATTACGCTGATCGTTCTCAATGCCGCTTCGCTCGACCCGCTGACAACCTTGAGGAATCGCACCCCGGCCATAACTTCGGTATTCAGCGAAACGTACCTCGAAGCCGCAACAGTCACCGCGTATTCGGTCGAGCCGTTGTACAGGGCAAAAAAGTTATCGCCATCGGTCGAGGCCTGGAACTTGAATTCAGTCCCGGTTAGCGTCGATGGCGTCCTGAGTGCAAGCACTGTCCGACCGCCTTCGATCGTGATCGAGGTCGACACGGTTCCGCTCGATGCAATCGTGACGGTCCCAGTCAGTGAAAGGTTCTTAGCCAATTCGTAACTCCTTTACTTCTTTTTGAAGCTGATTGACGAAAGCCGCTTCGGCAGCGCCCGAGGTCTGGCGATAAGCCCGCATGGGTGCGCGTTGCTCTTTGGGGAATGTCGCGACGGTCGCCTTCGATCGGTTGATTCGGGTGTATTGCCGACCGGATCGGCCTGTATAAATTACAGGCGATCCAGGCTTGCCCCAGTGGTATCGAGTGTAGCTTTCGCCCTTTTTGTAAGGCATTACGAATTGCTGCTTGTTGCCCTCTTTCCAGGTCGCTCCAATGACAACGCCAACGCCGCCCTTAAAAACCTTGTGGCTAAAATGCTTCCGCGAATCGTTTTGAAACGCCGCGTTATTCTTGAATTTCTTGGACCACTTTAGCCGCGATCCGGTAGCCCTCGAGGATTGAGCGTGGCCCTCGCAAGCCGCCGCAACAGGCTTGGCAAACGCACCCAAGCATCGACCGAATGGAGCGTTCCTGAGCATCAATGGTATTTGGCCGATCTGCTTGATAAGATCCTCGTTTATTTCGATTTTGGTACTCATGGCAACACCGCCGCGCAAATAATGTCGATGTAGTTTCGCAAGCCGTCGACCATGTTTACCGCCGTGATTCCGTAGGTTTCGCCCTGGTAGACAACCCGCATTTGAACCGTATACCCCGATCTGTATCGGACTCGAAAAACTGCCCTTGTGCCGGCCTCGAGTTGTCGGCCCCGCATCGATTCGATTCCGGCCGTCGGCTCAAATTTGCAAGGCTCATCGACAACGTAAGAGGACCAAGAAACGACAGGCTGGCCGCTTGCGTCTTGCGTCTCTGTCGTCTGCTGGATTGTGCATCGATGCCGCAAGGCCCCGGTACGCTGGTTCTTTGGCCTCATGGGTAGCTACTCCTCATGTACCTAAGAACCAAAGCCTCGTAAGGCTTCATCGTTTGCATCGCTTCGGCCATCAACATATCGCGATTTTCAAAGTAGTGAGCTACCAGCATCAGCATCGCATTCTTGGCGATCGCTGGCACTTTCGACCCGTCTTCGGAATAGCCGACCTTGTAAGTTATGGCCCAAGCGTCCCACCTTGCCACTGTCCCAGGTAAGACCTGCAAATAAGCAAGCCTTACCGCGTCAACGTGTAGCTGGTACTGATTCGCCGGATAGGTCTGGAGCGTGTTGGCCCCATCGTAGTATTGAATTGATGTGATCGAGTGAATCGGGCTTTTAGGTAGCTCGACCCCATCGGCCCATTGTGCGAGCCGGATCCTGTACGTAGCGAAACAAGTAGCCGAATCGGTATCGTGTTCCCACTGCTCCCTGGCTGCCTGAATCAAGCCTGCCAAGTGCGTATCGTGAGTGGTGTCACTTATGCCGATTTCTAGCTGCTTTTTCGCTTCGCTTAGTGTGATTGGGTCCGATGTCGGCCCCGTCACTAGCTCCGGTATCAATCGCACTGGCGATGCCCCTTTCGATCAGTATCAACGCTACGCCGTCCTGCAGGTCTTCCAGCCTATGGCCGACTGGAAAACCTTGCCAAATTTTAAGTAGCTCAACTCGCATTAGACCACGATGCACACGTCGCCGTCTGCCATTCCGCTCGATGTGATCGGAGGGAACTTTGCTCGGCTCAAGATCGCAACCGCTGCGGAAAAACCGCCCGTCGATCCATCGCCAAAAGTTGCAACCAATTTCAGAAACGGATCCAACCCGCGAAGGTCGATATGAAAAACGCAAGTCTGCCCGTCGTCGGTCGCACTTGGCAAGGCAAGCGTAGCCCCGCCAAGGCCAGTTCCGCCCGCGAAGGTAGCCCCGGTAATGTCGGCATAGCTGCCGCCGCTCGTTGCCGAGTTTTGGACCTTCAATGCCGTCAGAGCGATGTCAGTAGCCCCTAGCTGGACCACGATCGTTGCGAAGTCGAAACCTCGACAATCAATAACGTCAGCCGTAGCCGTCGAGTTATCCGTGATCGCCGTCGGCTTAACCGCCGAGACAAATTTGCAGTGTTGCAAGTCGTTCAAAATGTCACCTGTGCTTTCTTTGTTGGTTGTAAATTAGGCTGCTGCAACGATGGTAAGGATTGGCCCGGCTTCACTAGCCGTTCCGCGTTCGTGACAGTTCCAGTCCCATCGCATGGTCGATCGGTATGCGATTTGGTCAAGCTCGAAGTAACGCGAAGCATCCGCAGCAATCGACAAGCGACGACGCATCCCGAGAGTTGCCGACATGCCCAAATCGCCGAAGTGGGCAAACTTAGAGGATCCGGTAATCGTCTTTGGCATGACGTTGACAAAAACAACCGGATAGCCGAGGAACGAAACAACCGGACCATCGCCAAGGTCGTCTTTGTTGTTGCCGCCGGAGGCTAGTTGCAATCGCCCAAGGACGTTGGACCAAATCGCCTTGTGGCAAAACCAGACCGGATTGATTCCAGGGAAATCAGGAAGCTTTCCGACTGCCTCTTGGAATACCGCAATGGTCTGGGTTGCCATCGTATTGCCGACGCTGGCCGTCACAACGGATCCAGCGTTGAGGACATTGGCTAGCCCTTGTACGCCGTGGTTTGTTGCTTCGCCATTGCCAAGGAATCCGGCGGTATCGGCCTTGAGTGCTTGAGCCCGAGCGATCGACGTAGCAAGCATGTCAGCGATCGAAATAACCGAGTCATCGTTCAATTCGCTTGGTACTCGGGTAAGCGTTCCGAACTTGCGAGCAACCAAGTTGACCGGGCTGAACGTCGCATCGCTTGCAGTGATTTCGTCGGACTCTCCGACGGCATACGCCGTAACGTCGGACAGTTGACGAGGTACGCTCAGCGTGTCCGAGGCCATCGGGTAGAGCCTGGAGTATCGCGGAATCACGCCGTAGGATTCAAACAACGCGATAACCGCGTTTTCAAATTCCGGTGGTACAAGCGTACCGCCTCGAAGGTCGTCGGAGCCGCTCATCACGGCTTGAACGCCATGATCCTTGCACCATTGCTCGGCCTTGGGATCCTTGTAGATCGTCGCAAGGATGTACTTGCCCGATCGGTAGGCGTTCAATTCGGCATCTTCGCCCTTGAACGCAACAAGAGGCTTGTGGGCCTTTGCCTGTGCTGGAATCTTGAACAGCTTGCTGGCTGGCTCGGAGTCGGCTTGGGTCTCTCGGGCCTGTCGAACGGAATTCGAGACCGCGGATTCAATCCGAATCGCTCGTTCGCGTTGCGTTGCAAGATTGGTGATTTGGCCGGGGTTCTTATCGTCGCCGACGATGGAATCAATCTCGGTTTGCTCTTCGGCCGAAAGCTCCCGGTTGTCTTCTTTGGCGATTGCTTGAATCGCTCCGACTTTGGCCTGTAGAGCCTCGATTTCTTTTTGTAGCTGATTTGCACTCTTCACTTGGACTGCCCTTTGTGGGTTGTGTGGCAGTCGTTAAACCAAGATAGCGGCATGACTGCCACGGGAAACAAACTGTTTTTACCGTGAGTCACTGCCGCTAATAAGTTGCAGAGTTGTTGGCACTTCTGGCCGACGCAATAAATCTAGGCTACTGGCCCGGGCTTGTCAAGTGTTTTGAAAACCTCATCCGCAAGAGCCGCTCCGAGGATCTCATCGGCCATTGCGCTCGTCGGGTCTTGAGTTAGCTCGAAAGGGACTTTTACGCGCGACTTTACCTTTCGAGCATCAAGACTCAACCGCTTGAGGCATTCTCGATTGTTTTCTACCGTGTAAATCATTTCCCTAGCCCTTTGCTGAACTGAGCCATTTTTGCCTGAAGTAAATTTGCTTTAGCTTGATCGAACTGCGAAGCCATTTTCTTTTTCTTCCGGTCGTCTTTGTCCTTGCCGTAGCGAGCCGTTGCAAGACCAGAGGCGATAGCCTCTTCGACGTTGTACCATGTTTCGGCATCCATCATGGCTAAGATTTCGACCGGATCCTTACCGAGAAAATCGGCGTAGATTTCGACCAGGGATTGATCGTAGCTTTCGAGTGCCGCTAGCGTCTTTTTGATTTCGGTCACGTTGCCGAACGCCACTCCCATTGCTCGATGAATCATAATCCGCGATCCATCGCCCATAAGCCGCTTGGACCCGCCAAGGAATATCACGCTAGCCGCCGACGCTGCAAGGCTGTCGTTGACGGTTGTGACCTCTCCGGCGTAGTCTTTTAAGAGGTTGTGAATCGCAATCCCCTCATCGGCCGCGCCGCCTGGACTGTTGATCCGAATAGTCACCGCCTGCGAGCCGAAAGCCTTGAGGGCCTTTAATACGCCGTCTTTTGTGATCGGATCCTCTGCCCATCCATCGCCGACGACGCCCGATAGGTGGATTTCGTTGGTTTCGTTGTGTATCTCAATCATTCTGGCGAGCCTTTCAAGCTAAAGAGTCTGTTTTCCCACGTCTTGACCTCAGTTTCGACGGCTTTTTGCAGCGATTCACCGCCGTATTTAGCCGCCAAGGACGCTAAGATTCGCGTTGATTCCTGGCAGTGAAGCCTTGCTAGGTCACGGTCGAGCCCGATCGCTTCGATCTTGTCGGCCAGTTTCGCCTCCCATTGCGGGTACTTTTTGCCGATCCAAGCGACAAATTGAGCCTTTTTGGATGCGTTGATTGCGTTGTTGCCTTCCGTCTTGATGAGCCCGCGTAGCATTTGCTCGACGGCTCGATCGTTCCGGGCTTGCTCTTGCGTGTCCTCTTGGTCGTCCTCTGGCGTGTCTTCGGGTTCGGGTTCTGGTTCGTCACCCGATCGCTGGATATTCGGGTTGATGAACTCCTCGCCGCCCTCGTATGGGTTTAGGTCAAGCTTAGATCGGCATTCGTTGGGGTTCATAATCCGCGATGATACCGCCACTGAAAACGCGTCGATGGTTTCCTTGAGTGCGGTTCGCAAAATAGCCCCGGTATTGAACTTGAAGTACGCTTTGTTGAGCCGAATTTCCGTTGGCGTCAAGAGCTTCATGTCGCATTGCTCCTCGAACTGGACTAGCCACCGATCCAGGCATTGCAAGTAAGCTATTTGCGTTTGCTCCCTAGAATTGTAGGAATCCGTTTCGCCGTCGCCAGGCATCCC